TAAACAAAATATCTATAATAGTCCTGAGATTGAAGTTGAACTTGACGATCTTACAGTAAGCATGGATGAAGTATTTACAGAAGGTGTAGAAAGTGATTTCCTAAAAATAACTAAACCTCAACAATATAAAACAACAGGCACAGGCAAAAATGATTATGTAAGAAGTGATATTTCACAAGACATATCTATAGCAGACGACAAAATTAATAATAATTGGACTATAGTTTCCAAAAACTACTATGATTTAAGTAAGCTTATACCTAAATCTATTGCTGTAAAATATAGAAAACCCGTAACTATTACAGAAACTGACAATAGAGCTTTTACATTTTGGTTCAGGAGTAAGCTAGGTGCTGCACCTGTTAAGAAGAACATTACTTCTTTTTCTGACAATAATAACCTTGTACAAATTACAACATCGATGGCACATGGTTATGCCATAAATGATGTCATTGAATTGTTTTCTGTAATAGGATATACTAACGAAATATATTATGTTAGAGAGATTATAGATGATTTAACATTTGTAATTGATTTAGAATACGATTCTTCTATAATAAATTCTAATAGCAAAGTACAGAAAAAAGATATTATGCCTATTTTATATGGATATAATACAACTAACCCTTCTGCAAGCGGTATGTCTATAGAATTAATGAGAGGTTATATCAATATTTCAATAAATAACAGCAACTATGTATTTAAAACAAATATAGCAGAATATGAACCAGGTGCATGGTACTCAGCTGTTATTAATCTTTCTAATCAATTTGACCAGATTTCAGTGTATCTTTATAAAATGAGTACTTCTAATCCTAATAGCATGCCTCAGTTAAATAGTAGCCACCTTCTTTTACAGTACAGTGAGACTAAAGACTTATCAGGACCTATTTCAGTAAATAGTGAAGATAATTGGTATCTATTAGGCTCACCTGTTGATTTAACAAATATAAGAATATTCGAATTGCCTATTGAAGAAGAATCACATGATGCAGTACTGAATCAATATGTTGTCCGTGATACACAATTAGCAATACTTGTAGATAATGCTATACCTCAATTGAAATTAATGCGTTTAGAGAACCCTAGATAATAAACAATTAGTATATTTGCATATAACTAGTATTGACGATTAGAAAAATAACACACAGATGGATAAAAAACAAAGAGACGAAGAGATGAATAACGCAAGAAGAGCAATAGACGACTCATTTGAAAGTCTTTTGAGCGATGACGGCTTACTCGAAGATAGCATAGACAGAAACGAAGAATTACCTTCTATTACACCTAATATTAGACATGATTATGTCTCAATGAAGACAAACGCTGCTGACAAAGCTAAAAAGACTATTACAGCGTTGATGAAATTCTATCTTGATGAAGACATCATAGAACAAGACGAATATGTTAAAGCAAGAAAGAAAATAGATGAAATGACTCTTAGTAGTTTAATGTTTCAATTAGAGACTGCAGAACAGGCACTTGTTACTCTTCTGAGAACAATAGATAGCGGTGAACTTGCACCTAGAATGTTTGAAGTTTTAGGAACTTTACAAAAATCAATGCTTGATATTATTAAAAGTCAAACAATGTATCTTGTTGCTGCTGAAGAAAGCGTTAAGAAGCTTTCACGTGATGTTGAAGTCTTTACAGACAGGAAGAACAAGAAGCTTAACCAGTCAAATCAAGCTTCTGGTCAAGTAAGCAATATCAACAGAGGTACTAAATCACTGATGGAAGAAATACAAAATGAAATTAAAGAAACCGGTTACGAAAATATCGACGGTTTAGAAGAAATTAACCCTGAAGACGTAGAATAATGAAATTAAAAACTATATCAGAATTTAAAATGATAAATGAAGCTCAATCTACAATGAAGCTTTCTGTACCTAAAGATGTTAGGGAAATGAACAGGCTTTTCAAAAAAGCAGGTTACCAGCTTTATATAGTAGGAGGTGCAGTAAGAGATGCTCTTTTGGGAAAAATGCCTAAGGACTATGATTTAGCAACAGATGCTAAACCTGAACAGGTAAAGTCTATACTTTCAGGTACTTATAAATTTATTGAAATAGGAGAGGCTTTTAATATCGTTATGGCAATTGCACCAAACGGTGAAGAATATGAAATTGCAACATTCAGAGAAGATATAGGAAAAGGAAGAAGACCTGATGCGGTTAAGTTTAGTACAATAGACAAAGACGTTTTAAGAAGAGATTTAACAATTAATGCATTGTTCTATGATATAGATAGAGATGAAATAGTAGATTTAGTAGGAGGTATAAAAGACATTGAAGATAAAAATATCAGAACAGTTGGTGACCCACTTGAGAGATTCGGTGAAGATGCTCTTAGAAAACTAAGGGCTATTAGATTTGCAGCCAGAATAAATGGTAGAATTGACAAAGAAGTAGATTCTGCATTAGTTAAAGATAATACTTTACCTGAAGTAAGTGCGCCTAGAATTCATGATGAATTTAAAAGCGGAATTGAAAAAGCAAAGAAAGCTGAATACTATCTTTCTCTTGTTAATCAATATAATTTCTGGGATAATATATTTCCAGGAATTTTTGTTAACAAAAAGTTTATAACTTCACATAACTGGAAAGTACAGCTAGCTGAATTACTTAAACCTAATGATATTAACAATATAAGTAGAAAGCTTAGAGAAAATCTAGCGTATACTGAAGAGGAAACGAATGCTGTAGAATTTATGCACTTCCTTTTAGACTTTAATATTGATACTGACTTAATGGAAGGTATAAAAAAAGCTAAAAAGAAAGGTGTCGACATCAGAGATGTAGTTGAATTTTCAAAGTATAATCAAATTGACTTAAATATAATTAAAGGTCTATTTAGACATGAGATTACCACTAAAGGTAATTCTCCTGAACTTTCAGGTTTAAAAGGAAAAGAGATCGGTGAAAAAATTGCCGAACTAGAACTTGAAAAGTTTATAAAAAAATGGCTATAATATATGAGTGGCTTATTTGGCCTAAATGAAGATAGTGTACAGGAAATAGACGCTAACGTATGGTCAACTGACAAGATTAGTCAGTTGATGGATTTAATAGAAAGCGGTGGAAACACTAAAGGTATAAGAAAACCATTTTATGATGGTAATCCGCAATGGAGACAAGGTAATATAGTATTTAACTATACTGACTTTGAATTATCTGAAATAAAGAAGTGTGCCAGAGATATTACATATTTTGCAGAACATTATTGTGTCGTAATGACAGATGAGGGTTTACAGAGAATTAAATTACGTGATTATCAGATAGAAATGCTTAAGCACTTTGTGGCAAATAGGTTTTCTGTTTGTTTAGCAAGTAGACAGATTGGTAAAACGATATGTTCTGCAATATTCATTGCATGGTATTTACTATTTAATTTCGATAAAAACGCATTAATTCTTGCGAACAAAGGTGCAACAACTAAAGAGATTATGGATAAGACTAAGGTTATCTTAGGTCACTTACCATTCTTTATGAAACCGGGCGTTTTAAAGAACGATGTATACGAGATGAAGTTTGACAACGGATGTCGTATGGTTGGTCAAACAACTACAGGTAAAGCAGGTATCGGTTTTACGATTCACTTATTATTCCTGGATGAGTTTGCCCACGTACATCCTAATTTCGTGAATTCGTTTTATGAAAACGTTTATCCTACACTTTCATCTTCTAAGGTGTCGCGTATTATAATTACTAGTACACCTAATGGTTATAATTTATTTTATGAAATATACAAAGCTGCAGTAGGAGGTAATAACGAGTATGCTGCATATAAAGTCGACTGGTGGCAAGTACCAGGAAGAGACGAGAAATGGAGAGACCAGGAAGTCAAAAACCTAGGTTCAGAAGAAGCATTTAACAGACAGTATGGTAATCAGTTCCTTGCGTCAAGTAACCTTTTACTTCAGGGTAGTACTATAAAAAGGCTACAGGCTAATAAAAAGAAGTATATTTTTCATGACTTTGAAGAATTTGAGAATATACAAATGGAACTTGATCGCGTTATGTTATGGGATCCTGATTTTGATACAGTATATTGTACAGACAAGGAGAGATTCTATTTATTTTCTGTAGATACTGCAGAAGGAAACGGAGGCGATTATAGTGTCATAAATATATTTGAGGTTAAGAGCATGGATTTCAATGACTTTGATAAACTGGTTTCACCTGGTGCATCAAGGGACTTCTTTGGCTTATACCAGGTCGCTAGGTTTGCAAGTAATGAACACAGTATTGAAGATTTTGCCAAAGTATTATATACTTTAGCTCTAGATATATTTGACGCAGAAAACGTTAAGATTGTATTAGAATGGAATTATAACGGTGCATTAGTAATGAAGCATCTGCAAACTCTTTTTCCACAGAGAAATGATTTTGATGAATCAATGGTATGTCGTTTTAAACATAGACATGATGCCAAGAATATTAGCTACGGATTAAAAGTTAAAAAAGATAATAAAGTGGTTTTTTGTCAAAACTTTAAGAAATACATAGAACAAAGAAGAATGTTAGTTACAGAAGAAGATACTGTAAAACAACTTGAAACATTTGGTAAAACACCTTCAGGTAGTTATGGTGGACAGCTTGGTAATGACGATCTAGCAATGAGTTCTATTATTGCAACTGAGTTTTTAATGACTGCTGACTTTTCAGATTTTGTCGAGGAGATTTTAGACTATATTGACCCTAAAATAAGTGACAGAATTGAAGAAATATTGTATAGAGAAAGTGACGGAGACGGAGATACAGACTTTGACATATACAGCTTAGTTGGCAAGTAAAATTGCCGATAACATTAACAACCGGTTGAGGATATATAACTAAACATATAAAGTAAAAAAAGTATAACCGAAATGGCACTTAGTCCTGATTTAGCACAATTTGCGAATAAAGCGAGTGGAATATATCGCCTAGAGTTCGACAAGTCACAGACTGCTACAATTCCTGCAGAAACAATAAGACTTGTTGTAGGTTTCTCTAAGAAAGGTCCTTTTCAGACTCCTGTGTTTGTTCCAGATACAGGTTTCTTCGAAGAAGTATACGGTCCAATCGACAGAGGTCTAGAAAGAAAAAAATCATTCTTTCATCGTACAGCATTCGCTGCACTTGAAAGAGGTCCAATCCTAGCATTAAACTTGCTAAGATTAAACAATGACGAAGACAGCGTAAACGTTGATAAAGTAGAATATCAATCTTTTTCAACGGCAATCTGTACTGAAAACCAAGTAAAGAAAGAGGCTCTTTATTCTGGATTCTATAACAAAGATAGATTCTGGTTTCCTGAGACTGAAGCATTCCTTGATAACATTGGAGAAATAAACAAAAATATTATCCAGTTTACGAACTTGGGTCAAACACCTGTTTCTATCGTAATAAGACATGCACAGAATGTGCAAGGATTTAACGTAACAGCAAGAGACTGGTATGGTGTAGGTAATGTACCTGAATTCATGAACGAAACTGACTATATTAAAGATTTTATGGTTGATGTAGTTGTAGTTGAAGGTGACTGGACTAACTATCAGAAACTTGCAATTGACCCTATATTTGGTCAATATTTTGATGAAACAAAAGGTCTTATCAAGTCTGAATTAACAGACATGTTACAAGACCCTAATGTAAACGTTCTTGCAATATACACAGGATCTTTAATTCCTGAGTTTATTGACTTACAAGGTAATAACTTATTCATTGAAAACCAAGTTAACTTTGATACAGCAACTACAGGATTATTCTGTGCTGTAAATAAAGACGCGTTTTACGATGAACAAGTTCTAAGCGGAACATGTTCAGGCGTTGACATGATTGGTCACAATTTAGAATACCTAACAAATAATGATCCTTCATTTAATAGAATTAAATTTCTTTCATATGATAGAACAATTAAGGATGATTTAGAATATTCAACATTTGAAACTCCTGAAATTAGTTTAGATGTTAATTCAAATGAGAATATTTCGTTTTATTTAACTTCATCTCCAGGTGGAGTAAGTCAAACTCCTCCTATTGTATCTTCAGGAGACCTAGTTACACCTGGTTCAGGTGACGTAAACTATGTTATTGCTATAGGTATTAGTACACACAGTCAATTCGCTAGTAAAATAGATGGTAATTTATTTACAAATGACCCTGGTACTATCAATAGAAAAGTAGGTTCATATACATTAATGACAGACGGTGTAAATTACAAATGGGCACCTATCGTTTCAATTACTGCAATTTCAGGAGTATACAATGTAGGACTTTCTGTTGAGGAAATTGGATATGAAGTATACATAAACGGAGGCGAGATGTTCTTCATTTCTGCACCGAACTGGTTAGACCATGATAATATAAATGGTAACTTTAAGTCTGCAAAATATAACGGTCTTTACGATGATTATATTAACGGTGTAATTACATCAGGTGATAGTGTTTGGGATTCTTCTGAAGCTGCACCTTGGTTTTTAAGATTTACAAACTACTATTATGGTTCTTTATTAGGAGAAGGTTTTGTCACAGATGATTCTTCTTCAGTAGGAAACGGATCACCTGTAATGGGTGCCTCATCATATGGTATACCTGTAGCTTTAGTTGAAGCATTCGAAGAAGAAGACTTCACTACTCCTGCTAACTTACCTACACCTTCATCAGGTGCTTACCTAGAAAGCGACGGTGTTACTGCAGTAAATAATTTAACAGTTCTTTCTCTTGCAGGTAAACTAAATGCTACGATAGAAATAGATGTAGTATCATCTGCTAACCTTCCTTTGAATGAGGTTTATGTTTCTAAAGCAACTTATAACTCTGTAATTCAAGTAGGAGATTATTTAGTAGCAAATGAAGTTGGTCCTACAGGTGAGTCTAGACTTACAAAGGTTAACAGAATTGTTGCAGAAGGTGTTCTTTTAAGAGTGGTAACAGATGCCGCAATCAAGAAGACTACTCTACCTTCTTCTGTAATTACAGTAGAAAGATATAGAGAAATCGAGACAATCGTAGAACACTATAAATTCTTCAACTTAAATGGATTTACATTAAATCCATTATATCATATGCCTGATGGAACACAAGACAAAGTAGATGCAATTTATGCTGAAACTATGAGCCCAGATTCAAATCTATTTAAAGCATTAATCGATAAAGATAATATCACTTATCGTTATGTAGTAGATACATTTGGTCTTGGTATTCAACCTGAATCTAAATATCAACTTGCAAGACTTGCATGTAAGAGACAAAACGCTACAGCAATTCTTAATGCTCCTTCAATCGAAGACTTTAAGAAATCAACTAGCCCAAGATTCGTGGAAATTACAGGTTCATTAAGTACAAGATTTATTGCACAAGGTGGAGATTTATCACAAAATCCTAATTTTGTATATAGTCTACCTACTATTAAGAACGGTGCAAATTACTCTGCATTCTATGCTCCTTACCTAGTTGTAAGAGATAGAGGTAAAAATATAAGTGTTCCTCCTGCAGGTATTGTGTCTAATAATTATATTGACAAATACACTACATCTTTACCATGGTCAATTGTTGCAGGTCCAAGAAGAGGTGTACTTTCAGGTCTAGGTCTAGTAGGACTAGAACTTAATTTCAATAAAGAGGACAGAGATGATTTAGAGCCATTCGGTCTTAACCCTATTATTTTCCAAAGAGGTGTAGGATTAATGATTTCTGGTAATAAAACGGCTCAACAAAATCCGAAATCTGCACTTTCAAGTGTACACGTAAGAGAAGTACTTATTTATATCCAAGACGGTATTGCTGAAATTCTTAAAAACTATCAGTTTGAATTTAATACAGCACAAACAAGATTGGAAATTAAAACTCTTGCGGACAATTTCTTGACTGCAATTCAACAAGATAACGGTGTATTTGACTTTAAGAACATCATGGATGATAGTAATAACACGAATGATGTAATTGATGCAAACATGGGAGTACTTGATACTTTCATTGAACCAGTTAAAGGTCTAGAAGTTCTAATACATAGAACAACTGTTCTTAAAACAGGAGCAATTGCAACAGGTCAATACAGATAATTTAAAGACGGCGCGAAATCGCCGTCTACTTTTCAAATATATACACTAAATAGTAAAAAAAATTAAGGATAACAATGGCGTTACCACATTTTAATAAAGCAAAAGCATCGAAGAATCTTTACGAACCGGTACATCAGAATCTCTTTGAGGTAACATTTTTACCTCCGAATGGTGTTTCAGGTGCAGATCTTCTTTTAGAACATGTCAATACCGTAGGTGGTCTTGATGGTGTTAACCCTGCAGTTGAGGCAATAGGTCAGAAATATAAATTCTCTGACAGAAGTTACGCTGGTATGCCAGGTCAAACCTTCATTGATGTTGCTATCAACTTTTCATTAAACTTAAATGAAGCTAATCAGATGTACATCTATAAAACACTAAGAGATTGGTATAAAAAGATATACGATCCTGCAACAGGAGCAATGGGTCTTAAGAAAGACTATACAGGCGACATGATAATTGTTGAATATAACAGAGCAGGTGATATTTACAGAAAACTTACACTTAATGACGTATTCCCTACTACACCTCCTACAGGTCTAGATGGTAGAGATTATAATGCAGCTGATGCATTAGCAATCGACATGACATTTAGATGTGACTACTGGTCTGAAGAATTAGCATAATATTTAAAATATAAGCCTAGATTTTAAAATCTAGGCTTTTTAGGGTTTTTACTATAGTAAATTGAATCTTTTTATTATTTTTTGCATATAACTACTTTAATATGTTATATGAAAACACTTTTATGGTTAGATGATATTAGAAATCCATTTGAAAATGATGGTGAATGGTTAGCGTTCTCACCTATACCTCAGCCACATATTACAGTATGGGTTAAAAGCTACGATGAATTTACTAGATGGATAAAGGAGAACGGTTTGCCTGATGCAATATGTTTTGACCATGATTTAGGAGAAGATGTTGCTTCAGAACTAGTTTCCAGGGGTACTAATAAAAAGGAAGCTAGACGAAAAAAGAAAGAACTTCCTACAGGATATGATTGTACAAAATGGTTAGTAGAGTATTGTATAAAAAACAAAGCTATGATACCGGAATTTAACATACAGTCTGCTAATCCAGTCGGCGCAGAAAACATGAGATGTTTACTTAATAACGCTAAAAAACACATATGAAAAGAATTACTTTTATATCTGATACTCATACCAAACATCTAGGATTAAATTTACCAGGTGGAGATATTTTAATTCATTCTGGAGACATAATGAGTTCTGGTTACTCTACAATGGAAATCTATGATTTTTTAATGTGGTTTGATAAAATAGAT